CAAGAACTTTCTGGGCTAAGGGTTTCAACCTGCTGCCTACAGTTCTTTCATCATAAGCCTTAAAAGAAATATAGAATTTTCCATCTTCTTTATTGGCAGTAGCGTAGCCTATCACGTCTGCTGAAGCCGTTAGAGCATAAGATAATCCTCGTGGCAACTCAGGCCCTAACTGACTTTTACCATCTGTTACGACAGTACTTTTAGCGTGTGATATTAGCACTAGGTTTCTTCCTAGTGCTTTACACAACGTTTGAAATTTTTTAACAATATCAAGGTTTTTCTTCCTTGCTTGAGCCCAGTCTGCTCCCCAAGAGGCTCCTTCACCCATTGCTGTCTGTCCTCTTTCGTCACATACTTCTTGCTCTATCCATCTATTAATATGATCAATTGTGTCTATTACTATAGTATCATAAGGTAAAGATTTAAGATTCTTTTTTAACCAAAAGTACACTTCTATCATAGAGTATACTTCCATTTCAGAACCTGTTTCTTCACCTGACCTGTGATAATATCCACGTTCTTTGTTAGGAACTGGTTCTATTACTGGCTTACCACCTTTAGTTACTTGCTTACCTTCTATCATTTGAGCCCTGGTAGGAGTATTTAAAGATGTTACAGTAACAGTATTAGCTTCATTAACAAAGTCTGAGCCAAGGTCAGTGTCAATTAATAACACTCCTTCAGCTCCTTTTTCGCTCCACTTACTAGCCTGTGTAGTCTTACCCGTTTTGGGTTGACCGATAAAGTACCAAGTCAACCCGTAGGGCAATTTAGACCAGTCAGTAGACACTTTTCTTACTTGAATGTCCATAGACTATCCTTTTATTTTATGAGATTGTCAGTTCGTATTTTAAGCGGCATTAAGCCACACCAAATATACTGATAATAAGGTGCACCTGCAAGAACATTAAACACTTGGTCTACTCCAAGCCCTCCTACAATAGAAGCTGTGAATATAGTATGCTTCATTGTGCAAGGCTCTTGAGTTACTGTGTGAGTTGGTACCCACGTGTCCAAATAGCTGTCTTGTTCTTTTGTAGTTGTTACTATTTCCATAGCCATAGCTCCCATACGTAAATCTAAAAAGAGTTTACGATTGTCTTGCTCTAGCCATTTATTGTAAGCAACTAGCCTGGATTCCATATCATCTGTACAAACTATCATATTTGGCATTGTAGCAGAAGATTCGTCATAATATTCATTATGGAAATGCATCTTGTCAGGTTTAGCAGCATATAGCTTTGCAATATTTCCAGCGACTTCAGCTTTAGTTTTACCTAATGCTCCTTGTGGATACATTGTTGTACTAAGATTGTGCTCTTCTAACGTGTCAAAATCCCATCCGTGAATACTGTCAAATCCCATTATAGATAAGAGAGGTACCAGCTGTGAGCCGATACCTCCCAATCCTACGATACCAATTTTAGTTAGTTTCTTTTGAGGAATTAAGTCCTTATTCCTTAAGAATCTAGTATCTGCCATAGAATCCTCCATATTCATATCCATCATAATACGCACTAGTGATTTCTCCTGTAAGGTACATAATCTCTGTTACATCTAGACCTAAACTTTCAAGTTTAGCTTCTAAGTCAACATCAGTTAATTTACCTTCTGAGTTTTTATCAATAAGTTTGAGTATTTTCTTCTGATCTTTTTCAGTTTTACTTGCTAATATAGCATTTTTCTTTTTATCAGTAGCACTCATATGCTTATGACCTTCGAACATACCTACTTGCTTACCAAATTTTGTAGTAACCGCTGGTTTGTTCTTTTCAATGATGTCTGCTTGCTCTTTCCAGTCATCTTCTACTTTCTGTTCTGGAACTTTTAGTATTATGTTGCTTTCATCTATTGTTATACAATGAGAACATTTATACTGGTCTTTATATCCAAAACCAAAAGCTTCAGTTGCTTTACCAGAGCTTGCTACTACTAAACTACCATAGAATCCTTTTTCTGGTGCCATTTCCTGCACAGTTGCAGTATCTGTTCCAGATAAGAATGCTCCCATAGTATGATGACTATGAATTAATCCTATATAGCAATGCTTTAGACTAGGGTGATCTTCGTAGCTTTTCTTTAGTATACTGGCTAAATCCTTAGCTTCCCATTCTGTTGAGGCACTACTGCCTAAATCTAATGGATGGAAATGTACTAATTTAAACTCTTCTGGATACCCGTCTTCGTCTACTTTAACCCTATACCACGCTGGGCCTGACCATTCTATATTAGGAAACCGCTTCAAAAGATAGCGGTACTTGTTCACTATTTTGTTGGGAAGAACTAATTTTGTCTTCATAACTTAAATAACCTGCCTTTCGTTTTATTATTGATAACTGTTTAGTTTGTAATTCAAGAATTTTGTTATTAAATCTTGATTTTGTTAATTCATATAATTTTATTAAATTTTCAAAATCTTGAGGCATTTGCTTTATTTTTAATAGATTTAATATCTCATTCATTTCATTTTTATTTGAAGGAGAAGCTGAGCCTAGGTTACCCCAGAATGAACCCATTGTGTTTACTCGCCATTCATTTGCATATTTATTGAAATAAAATTGTATTTCAACACTTTCTTTTACTTTTGCATCTATAAATTCTCCAACTTTCATATCATTTAATGACTTAGCTAACCTTTTCTCTATAAAGTTATTTATTCTACGTTCTCTTTTAGCAATCTTAACGTTCATATCTTTTATAAAAAGATAAACTTCTGGATTGTTTTTCTTAAGAACTTCAGAATGTGCATTCAGTCTATTTCTCATATCATACTTTTTACTTAATTTTATTAATTCAATATTATAGTAATTTTGCATTGGTATGAGATATTTAACTTGTAACTTTAAATAAACATCTATAACTTCATTTATTGCTGGATTTAAGTCTTCATCTTTAAGATAATCAGTATAACATCTAGCAATATTCCTTGACAAACAAAAGAAAAGAATCCTAATGTATCTAAACTCTTTAGAATTATAATATGTATACATTATATTATCTTCACCTGATAAAGTCTCTAAGAAAGAATTTCCATTTTTTCTTTTCTTTAAATAGAATTGAAGATTATCTCTTAATCTATTATAAGTATGTCCAAAATGTACTCTTTCAGAAGCTTCTGAACTTATCCGTCTTCTTTCTTCTGAATCTCTAGCTGATAAACTATCATCATATTTATCTGAAGCAGTTCCAAATTGTGCATCAAATTCTTTCATATAAGTTGATTTACTATCAATTATTCTTTTTGAAAGAATTGTTTTTATGTGCTCCTTGTAATCAAATGTTTTGCTATATAGTTTTGACAACAATACGATTTCTGAATCTATACTTTTACATTTTAATTTAAAGATATTCTCTTTTAAGAAATTTAGAAAATGCTTATTAGCTTCTTCATTCCTTTGAGCTGTACCAGTTACAGTTCCATATTTAAACAGTCTATTATATAGGACTTTTTTTGTTCTTCCTTTTTTATTAGTAAAAGTATAATGATTAGGAACCCAATTCAAATCCCAATATGGTGATCTTCTATTCCAACTATTTAGAAACTTTTTAGTAGTTATTAAATACATAAAAGGATTGCCTTCATTTTTAAATCTGGCTAATGTATTTGAGAACGTTCCTAAGCAAGGTTTCCCTCCACTAATATGTGGATGATGTGCTGGTGTTTTGTATCCATACATAAAATGAGGTTCTTCTTCACTATCTACTGTACTATTCCAAAATTCAACACGACCACTGGTGCGTAGTTCTAAATATATTCTATCTAGATTGTGAACATTTCTTGCTCTTAACCTTGGTCTTCCCATATTAAGAACTATTCCAAGGTCTTCTTTCCCTACAAAATCTTTAGTATATCCATCTATAGCAACTATATTAAATCCTTTGCCTGGGGTTGTTAGCAAATAAAATAATTTGCTCCAATATGCTTCTTCTTCAATCATACTTTTACCAAACATTTTCATAAAAAGCTTTTTAATTCTTTTCTCAAATGAAGAGCAACCCATATCAATAGGCATATTTTCTATTGATACTACATCACTCATTTTTGGAAGTATGGTACTTTTAAAATACAACATATGTATCTCCTTATATTGTTAAGGTTAAAGGGATTAATTAAAGAACAGAAGTAAGTTGCCTAATATGCCTGCTGAAGTTATCTTAGGCCCATAGGTCAACTTACTCTATTCTTTTAGCAGACGTACTTATCTACCAGAGGTGGTCTTGTCTCTTTGGAAAGAAACAAAATCATTCTCACGTAGGATATGAGAGGGCTTAACCTCAGCATCGTCTACGAATATAACAATATCAGTTAGAGAAATATCTAACTGCTGTGCTATATCTAAGGGTGTAGTAGCTTGCATATCTCTTGCCATACTACCACTGGTTACTGATACCACCTTTACATTAGGTGCGGTATTCGTACTTGTAGGCATTTCTACCTCCTATGATCATTTAGGTTAAACAGATTTTGATTTAGCAGGTCTTCCACGCTTACCAACTACTGGCATCTGTCTTGACCAGTAATAAACTTGACCTCTCAGCTTATATAAGCTTCGTTTCATTCTTCTAATTGGTATTTGATACAATATCATTGTAACGATTGAACCACTTACAAAACCAAATAATGTAAGTAGTATTTCTAATTGAGTCATAACGACTCCTTTCTCTACTCTTCTAAGTAGGGTTTATTCATTGAATTGGTTAATTTTTCTATTCTGTCCTTTGCTTTTCTTTCCCAAACATCTCTATCATAGTATTCTGGGCCTAAATTAGCAGCGATTACACTATCACCCCAGCTTTCTTTATAGCCAAAAGTCCAAACTTCTTCACTGCAAACATTTTCAGGGTCATAGATAAATTTTATTCCATCTACTTCTCCTTTATAATACTTTTTTATAAAAGTATTTAATGAGATATTCATACTCATAATAATTACTCCAGGTTAATTAGGGGCAAAACGGTTACGTTTAGTTGTTTTTTTTAATTGACAATATCATGTCTTACCCCTAATGATTAATACGATGGCAGCATATACCACATCATTATAATTAATATATATGGTATTAAGATGCTCCCTGTCGTATAAAAAGAATTTTTATAATACATTAGTCCTCCTTCGGAGAGCAGGGAGCCAGACATAGTAAATTCCGCTATAACTACATTTAGAATGACTCCCTGTATGAATTATTGAGGAGACTTGGTGCCAACCAAACTAATATCACTCTTTTCATTGCCAGTAACAGTTACACAACCATTTGGTTCAATAAAATGAGATTTATTATTAGCATAGTTACCCTTTTTTGGGATAACTAATATTGTCTCCTCAGTTTTAACTTTCATCTTGATCTCATTGGAAATATTGACATCTACTTTGTCTTCCCAATAATCACATTCATCACAACAATCAGTTTGGTCTATCATCATTACCTCCAATAAAGACATCCAAATTTGGAATATCATCATCATCATCATCTTTACTGATGGTTATATAGTCCTCTATTGTTCTACCATCGGGTAAATCTTCTGACAAATGCTCTACTACTCTTTTTTGCGTATTTGCCATACCCTCAAT